GTATTTGTTTTACAATAAATTCGCTTTTAAATCCTAACATATCACGGATTTTTACGTCTGAATATCCTTGCAAGAATAAATCCATTGCTTTGTTTGCCTGTTCCTTGCGTTCTGGAATTGGTATAAGCGTTCCTGTATCTTTGCTGTATGTATAGCAGTATGGAAGATTACCACCGCCCATCCAATATCCTTGCTTGACACGCTCCAACATTCCACCACGCATACGTAATAACATTGTATTCTTGTCCAGTTGTGCAAATACCGCCATCATCTGCGTATAAGCCTGCTCCATAGGATTATCATAGCTTATACTGTCATGTACACACTTAAACTCCACATTATTTTTAAGGAATACTCTTTCAATTAGATAAATGCCGTCCACCATGCTACGTGATATTCTATCCAGTTTGAAAGCAACAACATAGCCTACACGCTTACGATCACAGTCTGATACAAGCCGTTGCAATTCTGGTCTGTCCATATTTGCGCCTGTGTAACCGTCATCAATGTACCAATCTGTAATTACCAGTTCATTTTTTCTGCAATAGTTTTCAATATCTCTCCTTTGGCTGTCTAATCCGTTTCCCTCTTCTGCCTGTTTCTCTGTAGAAACACGCATATATGCGACACATTCCATCCTTATTCCTCCATCAGATATAAAAGAATGCGCCATATTCACTACATGACGCATTCTACACTATTATCAATTTTTCGTCAATTAATCAGCTCCGCAATCAGTTTCAAAACCTCTGACGGCAAAACTACATCTTCTGGATTAATTT